GCCGCGCAGCCGCGCGACCGCGCCGAGCACGGCCACTTCGCGCCGCGCCAGCCGGCGCAAAGTCAAGCGGCAACGACGGCAACGACGGCAAATGCCGCCGTTGCCTCGCACGCCCGGCTGCCCGAGACGGCGCCCTATCGCGACCCGCCGGTGCGCCTGCACGAGCGCGCCAAGGCCGACTGGGCCAATACGCCGGAGAGCGTGCGCGGCGAGATCCACCGTGCCAATGGCGAGTTCCAGCGCGCCTACGGGCAGTACCGCGCCGATCATCAGGTCATGGAGACGATCCGCCCGTTCCAGCAGATGGCCGCGCAGCAGGGCACCACCTTGGAGCGCGCGCTCACCAGCTACACCAGCATGGAGCAGCGGCTGCGGCAGGACCCGGTGGCCGGCTTCGACGTCATCACCCAGAACCTCAACCTGCGCGCCGACGACGGCACCCCGATCACCTTCCGCGACATCTGCTGGCACGTCATCAACCAGACGCCCGAGCAGCACCAGCTGGTGCAGGCCAAGAACATGCAAGCCGCGCAGCACGCCCAGATCGGGCAGCTGCACCGCGAGATCAGCCAGCTTGCAACCGGCATCAAGCAGATGCAGTATCAGGCCACGTTCAGCCAGACCCGCAGCGCGCTTGATCGGTACGCCGACGCGCACCCAAGGTTCGACGAGCTGGGCGATCTGATCGAGCAGGAAATCAAGCTCGGCTTCACGCTCGACCAAGCCTACGCCAGAGCGGACAGGCTCCGCCCGGCAACCCACGCGGCTCAGACCCGCACCCCGACGGCTCAGACCCGTACCACCGGCAAGTCGATCAGCGGCGCACCCGCAGGGCCCACCAACGGGACCGGACGCCCGCAACGACCCGTCGGCCGCCGCGAGGCGATCGCCAGCGCCATCAAGCGCGCGAGCGGCTCGCTCTGATCCTTTGAACCCTCGGGAGCACTCTGATGCCCAACGTCACCACCAATGCTGCTTATCAGCAGATCCTGTCGATGGCGGTCGAGGACCGCTCGTCGTCCTACGAGGACCTCGTCTCCAACAACAATGCGTTGTTGGCCGTCATGCGCCGCAAGGGCCTGTGGCAGACCTACTCCGGGCCGCGCATCCGCCAGACGCTGCAGATCGGCAAGCAGGTCGCGCAGTGGTATTCCGGCTACGACCAGCTGCTCAACCCCGCGATCGACCTGTTCAACGACGCCTTCTTCGACCCGAAGATGGTGGTCGTGCCGATCGTCCTCTCCATGCAGGAGATCCTCAACAACCAAGGCGAGAACCAGCTCGAAGATGTGCTCGACGCCTACATGGAGGCGGCCGAGCGGGCGCTGGAAGATGCCATGGACGCCGGGCTGTACGGCGACGGCACCGCCAACGGCGGCAAGCAGATCACCGGGCTCGCCACCGCGGTGCCGATCGTGCCGACCACCGGCACCTACGGCGGCATCGACCGCAACATCGCCACCATCTGGCAGACCAAGACCTACGACGCGCACACCTACAGCGCGGCGATCGGCACGCAGGTCAACGCGACCACCATCCGGCCGCTGCTCAACGCAGTGATGACCAAGCAGAGCCGCAACCGCAACTATGCCGACCTGCTGGTCATGTCGCCGGAACACTACGCCGCCTACGACGCGGCCACGGTCGCGATCCAGCGCCAGCAGGGCGAGACGTCGCTGGGCAAGCTCGGCTTCACGGCGCTGGAGTATATCGGCGGCGGAAAACGGGCCGAGATCGTGCTCGACGGCGGCATCGGCTCGAACATGCCGGCCAACACGACGTTCGGCCTGAACACCGACAGCTTCCGGCTGCGCTACCACCCCTCGCGTAACTTCGACAAGCTGTTCGAGGGCGAGGGCCAAATGCCCATCGACAAGGACGCGATCGCCCAGTTCATCGGCTGGATGGGCGAATTGACCATGGTCAACCCGCTGTTCAACTGGAGGCTCTACGACAGCGTCCCGGCCTCCTGAGCCATTGGGACGCGGGGTCCCCCCAATCCTTTCCAGCCCCGTGTTCCGACACCCGGAGCCGCCGACCGTTCAGTGACGAGCCTGTCGGTCGGCGGCTCCGCCCATTTCACGCGAAACCCGGAGCTACGGATGCAGACGAGCCAACTCCGCCACCCCGACGACGCGCTGGTGGCGACTTTCCGCAACATGGCGCTGAAGAACGAGGCGCGCAGCGCGACCGAGGGCCGGCCGATCTACGAGGACATCGAGGTGGTCGAGGTGCGCGTGCCCGGCTCGCGCAACTGGACGCCCTACCCGGCCGCCGCGCACTCGCACTGGGAGGTCAACCCGTTCACCGGCGAGCAGACCTCGCGCACCTACATCGAACGCTTCCCGCGCCAGTACGCGCAGTTCAAGGCGCAGATGCAGCAGACCAAGACCGGCACGCCGCTCGACCACGCGCCGTTCCTGTCCGAAGGCAAGCGCGCCGAGCTGCGCGCGCAGAACATCTACACGGTCGAGCAGCTCGCCATCATCGACGGTCAGGAGCTGAAGAACCTCGGCCCGCACGGCCGCGACTTCAAGAACCAAGCCACCGACTATATCGAGCAGAGCAAGAGCAACGCGCCGAACACGCAGCTGGTCGAGGAGCTGGAGGCGCTGCGCGCGCGCAACGCCGTGCTCGAAGAGGACAACGAGGCGCTGAAGAAGAGCGGCGGCGAGGGCCAGTTCAAGGAGATGACCACCGACCAGATACGCGACTACGTCACGGCGCATACCGGGCAAGAGCCGATCGGCAACATGAACCGCAAGGCGCTGGTGCGCATGGCACTGGAAGCGCGACCCGACAAGGCGGCCTGACATGACACTGCTGACGGTGGTGAAGGACGTCTGCGCCACCGTCGGCGTGCAGGTGCCGCAGACGGTGTTCGGTGGCCTCGCCAACAATCGCACCATGCAGGAGATGCTCGCGCTCGCCAACGAGATGGGTCAGCGCATCGCCTACGACACGCGCGACTGGACCGCGCTGAAGGCGACGCAGGTCTTTGTCGGCGACGGCGTGCAGACCGCCTTCCCGCTCCCGGCCAACTACAAGCGCATGCCGGTCACCGCCAACGTGTGGCGCTCGACCGACACGCAGTCGCCAATGATCTTCATCTCTGACGCCGACGAGTGGCTGCAGCGGCGCATCTCGAACGTGGCCGACTACGGTGGCGGCGAGTGGACGATGATGGGCGGCAATATGGTGTTCTCGCCCGCGCTCGGCGTCGGGCAGACCGCCACGTTCGTCTACCTCGACCGGAACTGCGTGGCGCTCACCAGCGGCGGCTACGGCGACGCCTTCATGGCCGACACCGACAGCTTCCGCCTCGACGAGCGGCTGCTCAAGCTGGGCATGGTCTGGCAGTGGAAGGCGCAGAAGGGCTCGCCCTACGCCGAGGACATGGGCAGCTACTCCGACGCGCTCGCCAACGCGATGGGGCGCGACCAGCCCGCGCCGATCATCATCGACCGCCGCCCGATGTCGCACACCATGCGCCACAGCTATCCGTGGCCGGTCCCGACATGAGCGCGCACGCCGCCTTCCGCCGCCAGCCGGTGCCGGGCAACTACGCGCAGGCGCTCAAGACCGTGACGCTCCCGGCCCCGACCCGCGGGCTCGTGCAGCACGAGAACGACGCCTACATCGGCCCCGGCGCCGCGATCGTCTCGGACAACTGGTTTCCCACCATGAAGGGCGTCAAGCTGCGCGGCGGCTCGACGCGCTACGCCACGCTGCCCGAGGCCGTGCCGGTGATCTCGTCGTTCGAGTATGTCGACACCGCCCAGCACCGCATGTTCGCGGCGCAGGCGACCAAGGTCTACGACGTCACCACCGGCACGCCGGTGGCGATCGCCACCGGGCGCACCAGCGGCAACTATTCCGCGACCGTGCTCGCCAACCTCGGCGGCTACTGGGGCCTCGCGGTCAACGACGCGGGCGACCCGGTGCTGCGCACCAAGGACGGCATCACGTGGGAGGCTCTGGTGCCGCCGGCGGTGCCCGCCGACGGCGCCAGCGCGATCACCGGACCCGCAGGCTCGCCGGTCGAGAACGGCCGCAACCTGTCCTACGTCTGCAAGTACCGCAACCGGCTGTTCTTCATCGAGAAGCGGTCGATGAACGTGTGGTACCTCGGCGTCGACGCGGTCGGCGGCACGCTCACCAAGATCCCGATGTCGGGCGCCGCGACCCGCGGCGGCTACCTGATGTTCATGAGCAACTGGTCGATCGACGCCGGCGACGGCATCGACGACAAGCTGGTGGTGGTGACGTCCGAGGGCGAGGCGCTGATCTGGACCGGCAACAATCCCGGTGACGCCGCCAACTGGCGGCAGGAGGGCCGCTACTTCGTCGGCAAGCCGCTCGGGATGAACGCGCACGAGCAGGTCGGCGGCGACCTGCTGATCCTCACCGTCGAGGGCGTCGTGCCGATGAACCAAGTCATCACCAAGTCGGCGGGCGAGATGGAGCTGGCAATGGTCAGCCGCGCCATCAAGCGGATGTGGCGCGAGGAGGTGGCGATCAACACCACCTACCCGTGGACGATAAGGCGGTGGGACGAGTACGGCGGCATCTTCATCACGCTGCCCGGCGGGCGGCCGGGCAACCAGTATTGCCTCGCCATGAACAGCGCCACCGGCGCCTTCGGGCGCGGCGTCGGCTGGGACGCGCTCTGCTTCCTGCGCCAGCGCGCCAACATGTTCTTCGGCACGCGCGACGGCCGCATCATGCAGATGGAGCGCACCGGCTCCGACGACGGCCTGCCCTACGTCGCGACGCTGGTCGGCGGCTGGGAGATGTTTCAGGCGCGCTCGATGACGGTTCACTGGCGGCAGGCGCGCGCGATCTTCACCACGTCCGCGTCAGAGCCGTTCATTCCGCAGCTCGACGCCACCACCGACTACATCGTCGAGATCCCGCCGCCGCCGCAGCCCGGCCCCGACCCCGGCCCGGCCGACGTCTGGGACGAGGCCGAGTGGGGCCCCGACATGGGTGGACCGCCGCCGCCGGTGCCGACCACGCCGCAGCGCGACGCCTACGGCCAGTGGGACCAGCCGGCGCGCAATCGCCCGGCCAACCGCAACACGATGTGGGTCAGCATCGGCAAGACCGGCTTCTCGCACGCGCCGATCGTTCAGGTCACCGTCGCGCAGCAGGCCAAGCCCGACGTCGAGCTGGTCGCGATCGCGGCCACGTTCGAGGTCGCCGGCGTCAACGTCTAGGAGGCGGCTTATGTCGGACTACGGCTTCGCATCGCCCCCGACCGGGTGGGGCATCACCCCGGCCGACACCGCCGAGGCGCGCCGCCGCGCGATCGTGCAGGCGCTGATCGAGGCCGAGGGGGCCGGCGGCATCCCGTCCGGCGTGGACGGCACCGGAAGCATGGCCGGACCCGGCCCCGGCCCCGCCAGCTTCGACTGGGGCGGCCCGGTTATGGGCGGCTTCAAGTCGGGTGCGCCGCTCCCCGACAACATGAACCCGGAGCTGTCGCAGGCGCCCACGCCATCGGCACCGCCGCCGAGCGCACCGCCGCCCGCAGCGCCGCCTCCCGCGGCGCCGCCGCCGTCAGCTCCACCGCCGAGCGCGCCTCCGCCTGCACAACCGGACGAAAGCACGGCACCCTCCACGCCTGCGCCGTCCGAGAGCATCGCCAACGCGACCAACGCGATCGGCAATCTGCAGGGCGCCGGGCTGTTTGGCAGCTCGCTCAACAGTAGCGGCCAACTCGGTAGCGCGGCAGACCTGATCGGCGGCGGCATCCTCGGCATCAGTTCAGGGCACGGTCTTGCCGGCACCACAAGCGCCGGCCGCGGTGGCGGCATGGGCACGACCGGCACGCCCGGCATGTCAGGCAACCAAGGCCCCGGCAGCGCCTTCTCGCAGGGCGTCTCGGACCCGGCCGCGGAGGCAGCCGCTGCGGCGTCCGTCACCGGTCTCGGCAACGTCAGCCTCGGCAACAGCGCCGCGATGGGCACCGGGCCGCAAGGCCAAGGGCTGGGCACCGCCGGCAGCGGCTTCAACGCGGGCGGCTACGGCAGTCAGCAGGGCGGCCTGCAGGGCACCAACTCGGCCGCTATCGCATCAGCCGGTCCTGTCAGTGGCGGCCCCGGCATCGGTCGCGCCAGCGGTCTCGGCGGGCTGGGCGCTGGTCAGTCGGGTGGCACCCTTGGCGGCCTCTTCGGCGGCCCCGCGCTGGGCGGGCCGTCCTCTCTTGGTAGCATGGCGGGTCAGGCCGGCGGCACTGGCCGAGCGCCCGCGTCCGCTTTTCAGGGTGCCACGCAAGGCGGCCCCGGGCTCGACACTGGCGGCCCCGGCCCCGGCGGTCAGGCCAGCCCCGGCAACTTCAACATCGGCGGCCCCGGCGGCGGCGCCAGCGGCTACGGCGGCATCAGCGGCAGCGGCTTCGGCACCGCCGATCAGGGTGCCGGCCCGAGCGGCATCGGCCTCAGCGGCGGCCCCGGCCTCGGTACGGGTGGCGGCAAGGGTGGCGGTGGCGGCCAGCAGGGCGGCTCCCCGGCAGGCGCTCCGGTCGGCTCGCCTAGCTCCAACACGGAGCAGTCCGGCCCACAGGCTGCGACGCCGGATGTGAGTGCAGACAAAGGCTCCTCTCAGGCCCAAGCCACACCGGGCGACAAAGGCGCCAGCGACAAAGGCGGCCCGATGGAGGGCGGCAAGAGCGGCCCGATCGAGGGGACGGCGCCGGCAGCAACGCCGATCGAAGGCACACCGATGAGCGAAGGCCCCACGCAGGGCATGGTGACCGCGAACGCGGCGCTGACGGCCGCGCCGTCGCCCGTCTCGGCTCCGGTGTCGGCTCCGGTGTCACTGGAGCAGGGCGACGAAGGCGATGACGACAGCAGCTCCGACGAGGACACCAGTAGTGACAGCGACACCGGCATTGGTCTCGGTGGCATTGGTCTTGGCGGCATTGGTCTTGGTGGTCTTGGGCTCGACGCGGGTCAAGGTCTCGGCATCGGTCTCGGTCTCGACGCCGGCATCGGTCTTGATGCGGGTCTCGGCAACGATGCCGGCATTGGTCTTGATGCAGGCGCCGGCCTCGGTCTCGGCGGTCTCGGCAGCGATGCAAGCGGTCTCGGCGGATTGGGCAGTGACGCGGGCGCAGCCGCAGCCGCGGCCGACGCAGCGGCGGGCGGTGCGGTGTCCGGTTCAGGCAGCTTTGGCGATGCCAGCGCGGACGCGAGCGCGGACAGTAGCGCCGATAGCAGTGCGGATGCGAGTGCTGATGCCAGTGCTGATGCCAGCGCGGACGCCAGCGCGGATGCGAGCAGCGAGGGCGGCGGTGACGCCGACGGTGGCGGAAGCGACGGTGCCGGCGCGGGCGACGAGTAACATGAAGGGAACGACCTGATGTCCTACACCGACAGCGCAAACTACGCAGCGCCCGCCGCAGCGCCTGCCGGCGCGGCCGGCGGCGCGCGCGACCGCATCACGCAGGCCCTGATGGCGGTGCAGAACCCGCCCCCGGTGCCCGACGTGCCGATGCCGCCGCCCGCGGGCGGCGCGCCGCCGCAGATGCCGGGCGCGCCCGGCGGCATGCCGCCAGCCGCGCAGGGGTCGCCGGGGATGGGCGGGATGGCGCCGGGCACGCCGCCGATGCTGCCGCAGCTCGGCGCAGCCACGCCCCCGGGAATGCAGCCGGGAGGCATGCTCTCGACGCCGCCGGCCGCGCCGGGGATGCCGCTGCCGGGAGTTAGATGATGCTGCGCTACGTCTACGAGCACGACACGACCGTCGCGCACTGGGTGGCGCAGATGATCCCGCATGTGCGCGAACGCGGCTTCGGCAAGTGCAAGGCGATTGGCGTCGTAAAAGGTGGCGAGCTGGTCGCGGGCCTCGTCTATCACAACTGGGGACCGGAGGCCGGCATCATCGATCTGTCCTGCGCAGCAGTTCCCGGCAGCGGATGGATGACGCGCGAGACGATCCGCATAATGTACGAGTACCCGTTCAACGACTGCGGCGTGCAGATGGTGACGCACTGCGTGCTGGCGAGCGACGAGCGGGTGCAACGCATTCTCGCCGGGCTCGGGTGTATGCTGATCCGCATACCGCGGCTCTACGGCCGCGAACGCGACGGCGTGGTCGCCCTGCTGACGCAGGAAGCGTGGGACGCCGGCAGGTACAGCCGCAAGGCGGCGACGACAAGGAAGGAAGCAGCCTGATGTCGTTCCTGAAACCCGATCCCCCTGCGCCGCCCAACCCGACGGCGACGGCGGCGGCCCAGACCGGCACCAACGTGTCGACCGCGGTCGCCAACAACATGCTCAACAACATGAACCAAGTCACGCCGCAAGGTTCGTTGAGCTACAGCAACACCGGCAGCTTCAGCTGGACCGATCCGTCGACCGGGCAGACCTACAACATCCCGCTGCGCACCGCGACGCAGTCGCTCTCGCCTGCGCAGCAGAACATCTTCAGCCTCGGTCAGCAGTCGCAAACCAATCTCGCCGGGCTCGCCGCGAACCAGAGCGGCCTGCTGCAGAGCCTGCTTGGCACGCCGTTCAACCCCACCACGGGCACGCCCGCCACTCCCGGCACCGCGCCCCGGCAGAGCGGAGTGTTCGATCCGAGCGCGTATCTGGCGGCATATCCCGACGTCGCGCGGGATGCCGCGGCCTATGGTGGTGACCCGCTCGCGTTTGCGCAGCGGCACTATCAGGAGTTCGGAAACGCCGAAGGGCGCACGGCCGGCTTCCCCATGATCCCCGGCACGCCCGGCACGCCCGGCAGTGGACCCGCACCGCGCGCGGGTGATCCAAATTCGCTGTCAGGCTTCTCGCTCACCGACAGCTACGGCGACCCGAACGACCGCCAGCTGCGCGACTTCGACAGCGGCGGCGCGATCACGCGCGACTACGGCCCGGCCGACGGCTTCTCGGCCGACCGGCTCCGGGTCGAAAACGCGATGTACGAACGCATGGCGCCGCAACTCGAGCGCGACCGCCAGCGCATGGAGGCGCAGCTGCGCGACCAAGGCAACCTCGCCGGCGGCGAGGCCTACGGCGCGCAGAAGGAGCTGTTCAACAAGCAGCTGACCGACACGCGGCTCGGCATCACGGCCCAAGGGGGTCAGGAGCAGAAGCTGCTCAACGACATGGCGGCGCAGCGCGCCGGCTTCCAGAACGCGGCGCAGAAGCAGGCGTTCGAGCAGGCGCAAGGGCGGGCGACGTTCGCCAACGCCGCGCAGCAACAGGACTTCACCCAGCAGGGCCTGCGCGCGCAGTTCGCCAACACGGCGCAAGGCCAGCGCATGGCGATGCAGCAGGCCAAGCTCGACGCCGACAACAATGCCCGCAAGCAGTGGCTGTCCGAGCAGTACCAGCAGCGCAACCAGCCGATCAACGAGATCAGCGCGCTGATGTCGGGCTCGCAGGTGGCGCAACCGCAATGGGCGCAGACGCAGTCGAGCCAGATCCCGACGACGGACTATGCCGGGCTGGTCAACAACCGCTTCAGCCAAGACATGGCGAACTACCAGCAGAGCAGCCAGAACTTCAACCAGATCATGGGCGGCATCTTCGGCGCGGTGTCGGGCCTGACGCGCTCGGACAGGCGCGAGAAGGACGTCGGCCCCAAGCTCGGCACGATCTTCGCGGCCGGGCCGGACGGCGAGCGCAAGCTGCCGATCCACGAGTACAGGTACAAGGACGACCCCGCCGCGATCAGCCACGTCGGCCCGATGGCGCAGGACGTCGAGAAGGTCGATCGCGGCGCGGTCAAGACGATCGCCGGGACCAAGTACATCGACATGACGCGGATGGGGTCTATCCTCCGCGACAAGAAGGAGGCGCGACATGGCCGGTGAACTACTGCCCGCCGCGAGCGGGATACTCGACCCGAGCAACCCGCTCACTTTCGCCTTCGGCGGCGGAGGCGGGACCGGCACGCCGGGCCTGCAGGAGCTGAAGCGCCGTCAGGCGATCGCGCAGATGCTGGCGGGACAGAAGCGCCCGTTCCCGAAGAACATCGGCGAGGGCCTGACCTCGCTCGGCGAGGCGGTCGGCGATCGTATGACCGACGCGCGGCTGACCGCGCAGGAGCGCGCCTTCGGCGCGGCCGAGGACCAGCGCGTCAACGCCGCAAATGCGCTGCCGAGCGTGTCGGTGCCGGGCGCGCGCACGGCGCCTGTCGCTCCGGCAGTGGCGCCGGCGCGCGTGCCGGCGCCTGCCCCGGTTCCGGGCGTGCCGGCCGTACCGGGGCCGCGCACCGACGCCACCGATCCGGTGGAGCAGCGCGCCAAGATCGCGGCCCTCCTGCAAGGCGGAACGGCCCCGGGGGTGCCGTCCGAAAACCCTACGGTGGCGGGGGTGGCGCCCCCGCAGGCTGGTTCCCCTACCTCGGATGACGACGGCCTGTGGTCGGCGCGGTCGGCCGCGATCGGCGGCATCGAGAGCGGCGGGCGCAAGGACCCGTACAGCACGGTCGGCATCCAGACCAAGTACGGCCCGGCGCTGGGCAAGTATGGCATCGTCGCCGCCAACGTCGGGCCGTGGAGTGCGGCGGCGCTCGGGAAGCCGCTGACGCCGCAGGAGTTCCTCGCCGACCCGGAGGCGCAGGACGCCGTGTTCCGGCACCGCTTCGGTACCTACGTCGCCAAGTACGGCGAGGAGGGCGCCGCGCGGGCGTGGTACGGCGGGCCGGGGAATATCAACAAGACCAACCTGATGGACGATCACCAGCGCCTCACCATCGGCGGATACGGGCAGGACTACCTGCGCCGCCTGCAGGGCGCGGCACCGAACGCGGGCGCGTCCGCGCCGGAGGGCGCCGACGTCGGCGCCACCATGACGATCGACAGCGCCACCGGCGTGTCGCCGGACGAGGGGCCCAATCCGGTCACACCGACCGGCATCAGGCCCGCCGCGCGCACCGGCGTACGCACCACGTCGGACACGCTGCCGTCGCAGTCGGCCGTGCCGCCGGCGTCCGTGCAGTTCATGGCCGATCCCGGCCCCGAGCCGGTGCCGCCCGACCGCGTCGACTTCTCGCCGAAGCAGCGCGAGATGATCAAGATCATGAACAACCGCAACTTCAGCGACGACGCCAAGGCGTTCGCCAAGCAGCAGTTCGAGATCGAGGAGAAGATCCGCAGCGAGCTGACCGCGCGGCGCGAGGCCGACTACACCCACGCGCGCACGCGCTGGGACAAGCAGAAAGACGAGAAGGACAAATTCGACCGCGAAGCCGACGACCGCGGCATCGACCAGATGATCAAGCGCGGCGCGATCGAGAAGGCACAGGCCGAGCTGGAGGAGATGTACTACAAGCGCGGACTGCCGCGCCAGCAGGCCGCCGATCAGGCCGGGCTGGAGATCAGGCAGAAGCAGCTGGGCATCGCGAAGTCCGAGCGCGAGGCCGGGACGTGGGATGAGAAAGTAATCGACGGTCAAATCTACCGAGCCAGACCCGCGACGGCGACGACCCCGCAGGGGCCGTGGGAAGTGGCGCCGGGCAGCCCGAAGAAGGAGAACCTCACCGAGACGCAGGCCAAGACGGTCAAGTTCATGCAGCGCGCCGTCGTCGCGTCGAGCCAGCTCGGCGACGCCAGCATCCTCGCCGGGCTGGTCGACACGGCCAAGGGCAAGCTGCCGGTCGGCGGCAATTACTGGGTGTCGCCCGAATACCAGAAGGCGCAGAACGCCGCCTTCACTTGGGCGCAGGCGGTGCTGCGCGACGAGAGCGGCGCGGTGCTCGGCGCGGGAGAGATCGCCAACAAGATGAAAGCCTACTTCCCGCAGCCGGGCGACAACGAGCAGACCATTCGCGACAAGGCGTTCCGCCGCAAGGCCGAGGAGGAGACGTTCTACCACGCGCTGGGCGACCGCAAGAAGGTGATCGACGACTGGCGCGAGGAGCGTAAAGGCCGCCGCGTGCCCACGGACGACAGCGGCAAGCCGACAGTGCCGGAGGGAACGCTGCGCATCAATAATCGTACCGGCGTCCGCCAGCGCGTCATGGGCGGGCACTGGGAGAACGAGGAGGACTTGCACTGATGCCTCCCGACGACGAGTGGACGATCGTTCCGCCGGGCGCGACGCCGCCCGCGCGCGACGCCGCGACCGGCCCGACGGCGGGCGAGTGGACGATCGTCTCGCCCGCAGGCGCCAACACACCCGCCAAGGAACCGCTCGGGTGGGGCGACGCCATCAAGATCGGCGCGCTCGGCGGCAACTCGCTCCTCGCCGGCATGGGCAACCGCATCATCGCGGTCGATCGTGCGCTGACCGGCAAGGAGGGCTACAGCGACACACTCAAGCGGCTCGACGCCGAGGACCGGGCGACGCGCGCCAAGGCGCCGTGGCTCTCCGGCGCCTCCGAGCTGGTCGGCGGGATAGCGCAGGGCGGCGCGCTGGCCTCCAGAGGGCTGCTTCCTGCCGCTGCGCCGGGCGCTGGCGTGGCCAAGCAGGCGCTGCGGGGCGCAGGCACCGGCGGCGTGCTGGGCGCAGCGCAGGGCGCCGGGACGACCTACAGCGGCATCCCGGCAGACTACGTTCATAACGCCGGCATGGGCGGCATCCTCGGCGCCGGCATCGGCGCCGCAGCGCCGGTGATCGGCGCCGTCGGCGGCGCGGCCTACCGCGGCGCGGCCGATCGCGGCTTTTTCGGCGGCATCCCCAAGGCGCTGGCCGACGCCGGCAGCGCCGACGCCGCGGGCCTGCGCAACATCCCGAACACGCCCGGCGCGATGCTGCCCGACGCCGGGCCGTCGATGCTCGGCACGGCGCAGGGCGCGCGCACCGGGCCGGGCGGCCCCGGCAAGACGGCGCTGACCGAGAACCTGACCAACCGCAACACGGCGCAGGGGCAGCGCATCACCGGCGAGATCGACGCCACGTTCGGCCCGGCCGGCGTGCCGGAGGACATCGCCACCGGCATACGCGGCCGCATGGGCGAGCTGGGTCCGCAGTACGAGGCGGCGTTCGCCAACGCCCGCGCGGTCGACAACACCGCCTTGGCGCGCGAGCTGGAGACGCGGATCATCAATTCGCGCGGGCCGGAGCAGGCCGCGCTGCGGCAGGTCCGCGCCATGCTCGACGTCCCGACCAACCCCGGCAACCTCGACCCGCACCCGCGCGCACTGCAGGCGACGCGCAACGCCGTGCGCGGCATGATCGCGGAGGCGGACAACCCGGAGGTGCGGCGCGAGCTGGAGCACGCCTACCGGCGGCTGACGCAGGAACTGCACGCCAAGGTGCCCGGCGTGCGCCAGATCGACAGCCAGTACGCCGAGCTGGGCGCGCAGGAGCGTGCCGCGCAGACCAGCAGCCCGGGCTCGCGCATATTCCAGACCGATCGCGAGAACGTGGTGCGCCCGGCCGAGGCCGAGCGAGTGATGACCGAGACGGCGCAGCCGAAGGGGACCAACATCGGGCCGTCGGCGGAGCCGTTCCGTTTCCGCGAGGCGACGCGCAACGAGCTGGACCGCATCGTCGGCACCAACCGCCACGACCTCGCCGCGCTGGAGCGCATCCTCGGCCAGCCGCAGGACTGGAACGCACAGAAGCTGGCGACCGTGTTCGGGCCGGAGCGCGCCGCCGCGCTGCGCGCCGTCATGGAGCGCGAGCGCACGTTCGCCAACACCTTCCAAGACGTCGTGAAGGGGCCGCAGACTGCCGACCGGCTGGTGGCGGCGAAGGCGCTCGACGCCGGCGAGGGCAAGATACCGCTCGACACCACGATGACCGGCCTGCTGACGCGCGGCGTGCAGGAGGCCGCGCGTGCAGTGACCAAGAACGCCAGCGCGGCCAACCGCGAGCGCATCGCGGCGCTGATGGCGACGCAGGACCCGGCCGAGCTGCAGCGCCTCGTGCGCGAAATACTCGCGACCAATCCGCGGCGCGACGCGGCGCAAAGCGCCACGCGCAATGCTATCGTGCGCGCGATGTCGGGCGCGCCCGCGCTGGCGCCGTCACTCACGAACAGGTAGGGGAGCACCATGCCGCGCGACGGTTCAGGTATCTACACCACGCCCGCCGGCACCACGGCGGTGCCCGACACGACGATCGAGAGCAGCAAATACAACGCCAACGTCGCCGACGTTGCCGCCGATCTCAACGCAGCGCGCCCGATCGTTGCCGGCGGCACGGGCGCCACCAGTGCGACTGCGGCGCGCACCAACATCGGCGCCGAAGTCTCGACACAGGTGGTGACCAACTACGACACCCATCCGTGGGAGGCAGGATCGTTCAAGTCTGCTCCGGGTGCAACAGCCGCGCCGGATGGCGGTGTCTCAGTTATTTCCGGCATCTGCCACATCTATGACGGCGGCGCGATGGCGCTGGAAGCATATGTTCACGGCATCCCGGCGATCAAATACACCCGAACGAGATGGAGTACATGGCAACCGTGGGTGCGGGTGGGGACCGACGCCGACTACGTCAACGTGACCGGCGACACGATGACGGGCCACCTTGCGCTTCCTGCCGGTCCCGCCGCCACCAATGCGGTGCGCAAGGATTATGTTGACGCGGCCGACGCCACCAAACTGCCGCTGGCGGGCGGAACGATTGCCGGGGATTTGTTCTATCAAGGGAAACTTATCCCCACCAACACGACCGAGACCGAGTATACCATCGACGCGACGCAAAACACCCGGACGGCCGCCAACGGCGCGCTGGTTTGCGTCATTGAAAATTTTTCCGGTGTGATCTTCGTCACGGCGCACAGCATCGGCGTGACCGAGATTTTCGTGTGTGGCGGCGGCGCCGTGTCAAAGACGGGCAGCACCGCCGCGGGCACGCCGTCCATCTCGCTGGCCTACGCTTCGGCGCAAGGCGGCTATGCCCTGACCAACATAACCGGGTCGACGCAGACGTTCGGCATCATGGCTTTCCGCAACCGGACAAGTGCGTAGAGGAAACTGTCATGGCCTACACCTACGAACCATTCATGCCAGACGTGTACGCTGGCAAGGCGTTCCTCGTCACGCCCGACACCGGCAACCCGTTCGTCGTCACCACGGCGGCGGGCGAGACGGAAATCCCCGCGCTGGTCGAACACCACCTCAATCCGCCGCCGCAAGCGCCCTACCCGATACCCGGCCCAACAGTGCTCGATGTTCCGCTTGAGGCTGTGCGCGCCAACGCACGAATAGACGCGGGTGTCGAGGCGGCACTTGATGTCGCCGTCGCGGTCAAGACCGCGATGCAGAACATCCCGGACAATTTCTCGACCGCGAACTTCGTCGCGACAAAAATCCAGCTAGACGCGCTGACCGAAGCTGTCGTTGCCATGCTGCGAGCACAAACAACGTCGTCGCCATGACCCGCGCAGCCCTGATGGCCTTGCTGCTGTCGGGCTGCGCATCCGTGGGCGGCGGCTGGTTCGGGCGCGGCGGCGACGAGGTCATCACGCGCCCGCCGCCCTACTACGACCGGGCCGAGATCGACGCGATCAACGCCGAGGCGGAGTGCCGCCGTCTGGCGCGGACGATGGTGCAGGCACAACGCTGCGGAGTACGACGATGAGCATTGGTCTGGTGTTCTGGATACTGATGCTGCTCTGGCTCGTGTTCGGCCTGTGGCAGAACTGGCCCGGCGTCGCCGCCGGGCAGTGGCATCCGCTCGGCGGCTCGCTGTTGCTGTTTATTCTGCTGCTGCTGCTGGGATGGCACGCCTTTGGTGCGCCGATCCGCGGCTAGTCAGCTGCGCAATCACGTCCTCCCACGAATGGCCTTGCGCCTTGACGTGGAAGAACAGCTCGGTCGTCACCCCGACCGTGATCTTGTAGCGGCTCACCGCCGATGCCGCCGCGTGGCGGCGCTTGCGCGCCTCGCGGTAGTCCTCGACCAAGGTCTGGTAGCCCAGATCCGCGGCCAAGATGGCCTCGCGCCGCGCCTTCATGGCGGCCTCGGCCTGCTCCTCGGCGGTACGCAGCGCCGGGAGCTGCGCCTTGGCCTCGGCGTGCTCGTCGGCGCCGGGCGCATCGCGATCGACGCGATAGCCGAAGCACTTGCCGAGCAGCTTGCCGATCTTCTTGACGGCGTCTTCGCGTTTCATCGCAGGAACTCCTCTGGGATACCGTGTTTGGTCAGCATGATGAGCAGGCGCTTGATGCTCTCCGGTGCGAGCGTGCGGCCGGAGGCGTAGCGGATCACGGTCGAGCGGCCGAGGCCGAGCACGCGCGCGGCGCGGCGGTGGCTCTCGATGCCGAGCCGCTCGCAGGCGGCGTTGAACTGCTTCTGGGTCATGGTGTCCTCCCCTACCAGCCGAACTTTTCGGCGCAGATCGGGCCGATGCCGCGGTTTTTCCACTCGCTGCGCAGGGTCGCGTTGCAGATGCAGCAGGTCCCGGTGGTCTGGCCGTAGACCTTGGCGGCCTCGGCCGGGTCGGCGACGAACTGCTGCACCTTGGCGGCGTCGGCGGGCGAGCACTCGCGCGAGGCGAAGAAGCGGCCCTGCGCGATCTTGCCGAGGTAGGCGCGCTCGCCGCCCGACTGCTTGACGTAGAGCGCGCCGGGGTTGGCCGAGGTCGCCTTGGCGGGCGAGATGGTCATGCCGCCGATCGTGATGCGCGGCGACAGCTTGAGGCCCTTGGCGGCGCTGTAGGCGACCGCCTGATCGAACGAGGCCTTGAGGCGGTCGATGCCCGCGGCGTCGACGGCGGGCGCACTGGCGGCCACCGCTGCGCGGCTGGCGGCCCGTTCCGTGGCGCGCTCGGCCGCCTTGGCGGCGAGGCGCTGGCACGTCTCCAGCTGGCGGTCGGTCAGGTCGCCGAACTTGTTCAGCGCCTCGGCCATCGCCACCGCGAAGGCGAACGGCTGTGGCTTGCCCATCTCGGCCACGATCCACGCCGCCACGGCAGGCTCGCGCTCGTTGAACGCGGCGACGTCGGCAGCGAGGTTGCGCGCCTTGCGCTCGGCGACCTTCTCGCGCGTGGCGGCACGGTCGGCGGCGCTGGTCTTGAAGCTGTTGCTGCCCTTGCCCTTGCAGGCGAAGCAGGGGCCGAGGGTACGGCCAGAATAGGAGATGAACGAGCCGCTGCCGTGGCACTTCGGGCACTTCTCGGTGAACGAGGGCTGGCGGCAGGTCGCGGGCGGGGTGACCGGCGCGCGCGGCGCGGCCGAGAGCGGGCCGCCGAGCAGGTCCGAGAGGTCGTCGTCGAGGTGGGTCATTGGTCGTCTCCGTTGCCGGTGACCCTGTATGGCACGCCTGACACAGGGTGTCAACTGCTACATCAGGCTGCGGATAACTATTCCTCGTCGCGCGGCGGCTCGCCGCGGATCGTCGAGATGATGCACAGGTTGACGACGCAGGCGAGGCAGGCAAACGACAGGCCCCAAGCGATGGCGGCGATCGTGGTCATGGCAGGTCTCCCATTGCGGTTAAGCCATCAATGGGATAGCATCCATTTGCTAACACGGAGTTAACGCATGCAAGAGCCGGAACGCGACCCGCACGGCATCCCCCGGAACCAGCCCGGCGCCAAGCTGGACGCCGGCAAGAGCCCGATCCTGCGCGGCGTGGTGCAGTATTTCCCGCGCGCGCTCGGCGCGGTGTCCGACATCTCGCAACACGGCGCGACCAAGTATACGTGGAAGGGCTGGCAGAGCGTGCCGGACGGCGTCGACCGCTACGGCGACGCACTGATGCGCCATCTGGCCGGCGAGGAGATCGACGGGCCGGTCGACCCCGAGACCGGCCTGCTGCACGCCGCGCAGGTGGCGTGGAACGCGCTGGCCCGGCTGGAGCTGATGCTGTGCGACGGAGAGGACACGAAACCATGAGGCTGACCGATCGGCAGCGCGAGCTGCTCGACCATCTGATCGACGGCGCGCCGAACAAGCACATCGCGCGCGCCATGAACGTCACCGAGGGCACCATCAAGATGATGCTGCATCTGCTCTACGTCCGCTTCGACGTACCCAATCGCACCGCGCTCGCCGGGCTGTACACGAGACGTGACCATGAAAATCAAGATTCATCCTGACGTCAGGAAACTGATCGAGGAGATCAACGACTACCGCGCCCGGAACAATCTCGACCGGACAAAATTCGGCATTCTGGCGGCCAATGACGGCCACCTGATCCCGCGGCTGCAGTCCGGGCGCCTGCCGCGGCTGACCACGATCGACCGGGTGCGCGCCTACATGAGCAACGGAAAGAAGCGATGAAGCACCACCACGCCCCCGGCGAGATCATCTGGGACGCCTGCCGCGTGGCGCGGCTGCGCGCGCTGCACGCCAAGAAGCACCTGTCGTTCGACGCGATCGCCGCGCAACTGTCGGCGGAATGGGGTATGGAGGTGTCGAAGAACTCCTGCATCGGGAAGGCCCGCCGCATGGGACTGCCGAAGCGCCCGCCCAAGGTATTCCGCGGCGACAAGCGCAAGCGCGCCGTGACGCTGGTGGCCGAGGCGCCGGCCGCGGTCGCGCCCGAGCCGGTGCCGTGCGTGCTGCCGCGCTGGAAGGTGATGGAGGTGCCGCGCCCGGCGCCGGGGACCCGCATCACGCTGTTCCAGCTGACCGAGAACACGTGCCGCTGGCCGCACGGCGATCGCACGCCCTACCTGTTCTGCGGCGCGCCGACCGCGGGCAAGACCTACTGCGCCTATCACACCGGGATCAGCTGCGGACAGCAGCTGCAACGCGACAGGGTGCGGGTATGAAACCGACGACGGATGCCGATCTCGCCAACCGCATGGTCGAGGACCTCTACCGCCAGATCGAGCCGATCATGCGCGGCAAGGCCAAGGCGGTGGTGCTGCTGACGCTGATCCGCGTGGTCGCCACCATGCTGGCGCGCACCGACGGCGACACGCGCGACAAGATCATCGATGCGATCCCGATCACGCTGCGGGGCACGCTGGCGCATTTTGACGAGCAGCATCCGCGTGCCAACGGCGCAGCCACGCCTCGAACGCCTCCTGCGCGCCCATCTTGAAGTGGACGCGATCGAGCTTCAGCTCGTCGACCGTGTCGGTCGCCACGCACACGCGCACCACGACGGGCCGCGTCTGGCCCGGGCGCGCGAGGCGCGCGATGGTCTGCTCCCACAACTCGGGCGACCACGTCGGCGAGATCCACGCCATGTCGGCGCCGCCGTGCTGCAGGTTGAGCCCGTGCCCGCCGCTCGCCGGGTGCAGGCCCATGAAGCGCAGTCTGCCGGCGTTCCAGTCAGCGATGTTCTCGGCGGCCTGCCTGTCGGAGACGCCGGCGCCGAGGTAGCGGAAGTCCTGCTTGGTCGCCAGCACGACCTCGTGCTCCAGCATGCGCCAGTCGGCCTGATACTCGTAGACGATCAAGGTCGGCGCGGTCGCCTCCTCGATCAGATCGCGCAGCCAGTCGCGCTTGGCGTTGTGAATGTCGTGGACGTCGTTCGCCGGGATGTCCGCGCCCTCGCCGTAGACGAAGCCGTTCGCCATCTGCGCCAGCTTGCCGGTGGCGATCGCGGCGGAGCCGGCGATTACCCGCTCGTCGCCGGCGTCTGCCATCAGGCGCGCCTGCATGTCGCGGTACTGCTTGCGCGCGGCCGGCGGCAGCTCGACCTTGTCGAGCACGATCGTCGGGGTGACCGTCGGCATCTCGCCCTCGGCCACCGTTACGGTGAGCGGCGCCAAGGCGGCGTTCAGCTTCTCCTCGGCGCCGGGCAGAGCGCGCCAGTCGTAGCCGCTGTAGTCTACGGGATAGAAATGTTCCTTGCGCCACTGCCAGAACGAACGCCCCCACAGCTTGCCGCGGGTCACCACGCGCGCCGGCATGAATAAATCCAGCGCGCTCGACGGGCGCAGCGTTCCGCTCAGGCCCCAGATCATGCGCCAGTGGTGCGCATACTTCGCCAGCGCCTTGGCGCGCTCGCCCGACGGGTTGCGCAGGCGGCTCGCCTCGTCGATCACCAGCAGGTCATAGAGCGCGTGGTCAGTATGGAAGTCTAGGAGCGCCTCCATCAGCCACTGCACCACGTCGAGCCCGACGATGGTGAGCTGGTAGTCGATCGAATTTTTCAGCGCCGCCAGCCGCTTCTCGGGCGAGCCGTCGAGCACCTGACAGGTCAGCAGCTTGGCGGTGTGCTCCCACTGCGCCAGCTCGTCCGGCCACACCACGCGCGCGACCCGCTTGGGCGCGATCACCAGCGCGTGACGGATCACACCATCGTCGAGCAGGTCGCAGATCGCGGTCAGCGCGGCGACGGTCTTGCCGCCGCCGGGGCGCAGCACGCAAAGACCTTCATCATGCTCATATAAAAAAGTAGCTATTCTCTGCTGATATTCTCTGAGATCAGACGCCGGTCTCATGCTTGCGCCCCGACAATTTCAGCGACGCTCAGTCCCTTGCCGAGCCGCCACAGCAAAGCATCTCGTGTGAGCCCGGCACGTCGTGCGGTGTCTGCTAGGTTCATCCGACCCCATGGCGTGTCGAGGTAGCGATCGGTGCTGCGCGCGTAGCTTGCGTGCTTCCTGCCAAGATTGGCATTGTGCAAAATAAATGGGTCGCTTTTCGCTTTGATCCGAGACGCAATCGTCGTGGCGCAAATGCCGCTGCGTTCCGCAGCTTCGACCAAAGTTACACGCCCCCATGGCGTATCAAGCATACGTAAGCGACGCCTGTTACGCGCCTGCTCTTGCCGCGTCGCCCACTTGCAGTTTCCCGGTGCGTAGCCTTCATCGTTGTTGATCCGCTCGATCGTGAGACCAGCTCGCCAACTCGCACCCATATCGGAAAAGAAAACAGTGAAATCGCGCCACGCATCGCACACCGTGATGCCGCGCCCGCCGTAGCGGTGCCAGTGATTTATGTTGGGGTTTGTACAGCGTGTGATCATCGCGTGCCACTGGCGATAGATCGCCGTGTGGCTCATGCCGTGCGTAGTATTAGCCACGCGCAATTTTTCCCTGTTTTCCGGCGTCATAGCCCGTGGCTCCCCTCATGCTTGGTGTAGTAATAGCCGAGCGTCTCCTCGCTCATCAGCGGCAGGCCCTCGCTCCAGTCGAAGCCGCGCTGCATGACTTCGCGCAACCTCTCAGAGGTTGACGCAGCCTCTGAGAGGTTTGTCTCGACCAGCACTTCGTCGTGGGTGTGCAGGCGCACGCAATAGTCGCTGTCGACGAGCCGCCGCAGCGTGCCACGCAGGACGTCGGCGGCGACCGCCTGCACGACGTTTTCGCACAGCATGCCGCGCCACAGCTTGACGCGGCCGTGGCCGCGCGAGAAGCGCAGCTGGCGCACCGTACGCAGCGTCTGCCCGTCGTCGTCCTTCTCCTCGACCGGCTCGTAGTGCAGGTTGCGGTAGGTGAGGAAGCGTCCCGAGGGCAGCTGGCAGAACAGCGAGCCGCCGAGGTACTCACGCGCGAAGGTGTAGACGACGCGCCCGGCGCGCTGCGGCAGCCCCGGCAGGCGCATCGCCTGCTCGACCGCGTCCTCCAGCTCTTCCCAGAACTCGACGCACCACGGGTTGGCCGCGCGCCAGTCCTCGACGGTCTGGCGCGCCTCGGCGTCCTCCAGATGCAGGCCGTAGCCGGCCGCCATGCTCTGCAGCGCGCCGAGCCCGCCGCCGAAGCCGAGCGCCAGCTCGGCGACCTTGCCGCGCTGGCGCACCGGCTTGGTCACCTGCTCGATCGGCAGGTGCGACAGCACCGCGGCGGTGCGGGTGTAGAGGTCCGGCACGGTCGGGTCGGCGTCGACGTCGCGGAACACCTGCAGCCGGGCCAGCGCGCCGGGGTCGTCGCCGGCCAGCCACGGCAGCACGCGCGCCTCGATCTGGCTCCAGTCGCTCCAGACGAACACGTTATCGCCGGCCGGCACGAAGGCGGGGCGGATCAGCAGCGAGAGCTGGCGCGCCACCGGGTCGGGGTGCACAGGCTGGGCGCCTGCGCACCCCTGTGGGGGTGCAGAAAGGTCGTCATATTTGCACCCCCCGATGATCGCATCGATCACCGCCAGCTCGTTTGGCAGCGTGTCGCGCGCCAGATTGTGCACCTGCACGCCGCGGCTCGACGCCCGACCTGTTTGGGCGGCGCCGTTGAACACGTACTGGCCGTAGAGCACGCCGTCGACGTGACTGGCGAGCATCTTGGCGAACTTGGCCGGGGTCTTGGAGCCGCCGTAGAGCCTGATCTGCAGCAGGCGCAAGGCGGACGTTAATTCGGGGGAATTAAGGTCCTTGACGTAGGCGATCAGGCGCTCGACCTGCCGCCGGGTGAGCACGTGCTTGGCCGGCCTGATGACCACGCCGTCCTCGTCGACCTCCTCGTCGCGCTTGGTGATGATCGCCCGGCCCTCTTCGGGCAGCCGGTCGAGAAGCCACGCGGTCAGCCGCTTGACCATGTCGACGGTCATCTGGGGGTCGCCGGTGATGGCGCGCAGCTCGGCCTTGGCGCGTTCCTTGTCCTCGGCGGCGAGCCGGCTGGCGGCCTCGACCATCGGCAGGTCGATCGCCGCGCCGCGGTCGTTGATCGCCTCCATGGCCCAGTATTCGCGCCACTCGGCCAGCGCCAGCTGGCGAGTGCCGAGGAACACCGAGCGCATGGCGTCGATGTCGCGGTCGGCGTAGTCGAGGAAGGCTGACCACTCGGCCGGGTGGCTCTGCGGCGTGCCGGTGCTGTCGGGCAGGCAGAACAGCCGGATCAGCTCGCGTCCGCTGGCCAGCTTCTTGGTCGAGTGCGACGCGACTGCCGCGGCGGAGAGGTCCGGCGGCAATCCGCTGGCCACGGCTTGCGCCATCACGTCGATGATCTGGTGCGGCGCCAGCAGCGGGAAGCCGGTGGCGGCGTAGTTCCAGATGGCGCGGTCGAAGGAAGCGTTCCACGCCGCCCAGATGCCGTTGCCGTTGATCACCTTGGCGTGAAACGCGAGGAACTCGGTCGGCAGGTCGACCATGTCGAGCGTGGCCGGGAAAGTGTGAACCGCTATTCGGCGTACCGGCCCCATGCCGATCGCGTAGGACAGCACGACCGCGTCGGCTTCCGTAGCGTAACGGTAGGCGCCGGCCGCAATGTCGACCCGGCCGCGCGTCTCAAAATCAACGAACCCAATTCTTTCAACAGGGAACGTCGGGCCCCAAGCGCGCTCCGGGTCGAAGGTCGGCCCCCATGCACGTTCGGACGCATGTGCGAAACGCATTTTAGTGCGTTTGGCCTCCGGGGCCTCGAACGGCCAGTATTCAAGGTCCAGCGCCGCCATGCTCGCCTCCTGTCCGCAGGGTCCGCACGATCCGCAATGCGGATCGTGCGGATTGGCTCAGAGAAGGCTCAGGCTGCGCTGGGACGGCGGCGCTGCCCGATATGGGTCTGCGCGGTCGGGGCGGGCTGCACGGGCGCCGCTGCGGCCGCGGGGGCCGTTCCGAGCGGCTCCTTGCGCTTGCGTGCCGGTTCCGCGGCCGGGCGGGTCGGCTCGGTGGTCGGGACGCGATCGGCGAGCGGCAGGGCGAGCTGGTCGTCGCCCTGCAGGTTGCCGTTCATGTCGGCCCAGCCCACCACGGTGAAGATCGGGACGTAGATCTGGCCCCACTTCTTGTGCGGGTAGCTGTCCGAGGTGAAGGTCAGCACCGGGCAGGGGTAGGCCGGCGCGCGCGCCAGCTGGGCGTGGATGGCGTCGAGCAGCTCGGCGACGGCGCGGATGCCGCCGACGGAGTTGATCTTGTAGATCACCTCGGTGCCGGCATCGGCCCCGTCGAGACACTTCATCTCGAAGCTGCGCTGGTCCTTGTAGGAGCTGTCGCCGATCGGGTCCGGGCGCGGCGGGAGCGGGTTGGTCATCGCGGTCATGACCTCGCCGGCGAGCGCATTGGCCTGATTGGGGCCGCCGTCGACCCAGCAGCTCCAGCCGTGGCTCATGGTCATGATGTTGACGGCCCAGCGCGAGCCCTCCTGCATCTCTTCGTTCGACTGGCCGAAAATGTAGGTCCCGGAGCGGGACATGCGGAAGAACGGCTTGCCGCCGGCGACGATGGTCTGGGCGCGGCTCTCCGCGATCCCGGACATCAGGCGGGAGATGTAGTCGGCGGGCAGCTGCTCGCCGCGTTTCACGATGTCAGACATAATTCGCAGTCCTCTGTGATCGGCCGGCAGTCACTTGCCGGCCTGCTGTTGCTGCAAGAGCCGCAGTGACGCGGCGAATTTCTCGACCAGCGCGACCGGCTCGACCACCGGTGCCGGGTCGTCGGTGGTGGCGAGCGTGGTGCCGCTCGGCGGCGGGGCGACGCGCAGCTCCTCGGGAATGGTGACGCCGAGCTTCTTGGCGGTGGCGTCGGCACGCTGGAAAGTGACCAGCTTGGGCTCGAAGATATCGTCGTGGTGGAAGCCGAGGTCGGCGAGCGCGCCCGCCACGGTGTCGGTGTCGACCCACTGGCGCTTGGTCGCCTTGGCCTTGAGGCGCCAGCCCGGAATGGCGCCGCCGTTCTCCAGATAGGCGTGCATCTGCGCGTCCAGCTCGGTCTTGAACTGGAGCACGGTGTCGGTGAGCGCCTTGGCGCGGGCGAGGTACTCGCCGTAGGACGAGACGCGGCGCGGCTGCGTGTTCAGCTCGCGCGCCGGCTTCGGCCCGGCCTGCAGCGCGGTCAGGTCGAGCACGGCGCCGGTCCACAGCGGGCAGGCGATCTTGCAGGGGGCGAAGCGGCAGTGCTCGCCGCGGCGCATCGGCGGGTCGCGGTCGACCGCGGCGAGCACGGAATTATGCAGGTCCTCCACGAAATTCCTGATTTCGTGGCGGGTGATCTCGGTGAAGGTGAGCGGTTCCAGTGAGCGCGGCTGGATGATGGCGACGACGATGCGGCGGCCGGTGAACAGCCGCGGCTTGGTCTTGAGGGCGGCGCTCGCGTAGTACATCAGCTGCGGATTGACGATCTCGCCCTGCCCGTCGCTGTAGACGGTGCGCACGCCGATGCCTTGGCCAAATTTCCAGTCGACCAAGATGGTGAAGCGGTCGTTCTGCAGGATCAGGTCGACGGTGCCGAAGGCGCCGGGGATGCCGGGGAAGGTGACGCGGCTCTCGACGCCGACCACCTCGAAGGCGCCGGCGGTGTCGAACTCCTGCTCCAGCGTGGCGAGATGCTCCAGCGCCGGGTAAATCATGCTGTCGAGGTGCTCGTCGGTCAGGTAGCGATCGCCGTAGCGCACGCCGCGCATATGCTCGTGCAGCATGCGCGGCAGGTCGCGCGGCGCGCGATCGGCGGCCTCGTCGGCGCTGCGCATACCCATCAGGGCGTCCATGACTTCGTGCATGGCGGTGCCCTCCTCGGCGTACTCGGAGGGCGCGTCGGCGGTCGCCGGCAGGGCGCGGGTGCGGGACAGGCTGGCGGGGCAGGCGAGCAGGCGTCCACTGGTGGAGCCGCCGACGATGGCGCTGTGCTTCGACATTAAATTCACCTTGCCAGTTTTAAGTCGCGATGTTCTGCTGCCAGCATGGATGGACGATCGGCCATTGTCAAGGAGCGCGCGGTCGAGGCCGAGCTGGTCGCGCGCGTGGTCGCGCTCGGCGGGGTGTGCGAAAAGGTGATGTGCGTCGGCAAGCGGGGATTTTTCGACCGATTAGTCGTGCTGCCGGGGCCGCGAATAATATTCGCGGAAATAAAGCGGCCAAGGTTCTCGCGGATCGCGCCACACCAGCAGCAGTATTACGATCGGTTCAAGGCACTAGGTGTTGAAGTTTACTTCGTGCGCAATTCGGCGGATATTGATCGCCTGCTCGCCGCGCCCTGACAGCGGACGAGGGGCCGAGGCGCTTGGAGGGCGCCCCGGCCCGATCTGAACCCTTTGGCACAAGGAGCCAGACCAATGTCTGGATTTGATGACACCCTATCCATCGAAAATCAACCCGACCTGATCTGCCCGCGCTGCGGCGAGCAGTGGCTGCACCACGGCGAGGTGCGCGTCTACAGCCGCCCGATCGAAGACGGCCCGGTGCAGGAGACGATCATAGGTCACCACGGCAACGTGATGGTGGCGCCGCGCTACGCCGGATACAAAAACCCAAGCGGCAGGCGCGACGGCATCGCGATCGATCTGTGGTGCGAGAGCTGCGGCGAAGGCTCGACGCTGGCGATCGCGCAGCACAAGGGCATGACGTCGATCGGGTGGCGCAAGGAAGCGCCGCTGTCGCCGCCGCACCCTTATGTCCCCGTCTGCGAGAAGGATCAGGTGTCGTGACCGGACTGAAACCCAAGCGGATCACGCTCTATCGCCCGGTGTGGCACAAGATCAAGGCGAACGGCTTCGACGTCATCCCGCTGCTGGAGGGCAAGGCGCACCCGCTGCCCGGCTGGCCAACGATGCCGAACGAGGCGGCCGACATCGAGCGGTGGAACGGGCGCGCCGCGGCGATCCGCATGTACGGCAGCGGGCTGGTGGTGATCGACATCGACGTGCGCATCGCGGCGGTGGTCGACGAGATCGTGGCGATGCTCACGGCGCGCTGGCCGGACTTCATGGCGCGCTGCCTGCGGCGCCACTCGGGCGCCGCCAAGCTGGCGTTGATCGGGCGCGCCGAGACCGAGCGGCATTACCTGAACACGCGGCGCTGGGTGGTCCCCGGAACGGTGCCCAAGACGCCGGAGGCCAAGGGCCACCGCGTCGAGGTGTTCACCACGCTGTCGCGGCGCTACGTCGGCGTGCACGGCCTGCACAGCATCACGGACGGGGTCGAGCGCCACTATGGGTATCACGGCGCGACGATCCTCGACGCGCAGGCGGCCGAGCTGCCGACCTTTCCGGGCGCCGACCTGAGCCCGCTGATGGACGCCTGCGACGCCATCATGGAGGCGCACGGGCTGGTCGCGGTGAAGCCGATCCACGACGGCGCGAGCGGGCCGGTGGTGTACGACATCGACGACGCGACGCGGTTCGACGTGCACAACGGGCCGGACCAGATCGACTACAACACGCTGTGCGACATGGCCGCCGCGGACAGCGAGCTGCGGGTGTCGGGGTCGTTCATCGACGGCAGCCACGACCGGACCAAGTGCCGGGTCGGGGACTGCTATGTCGCGCGCTGCGTCGGCGTGTTCGACAACGAGGAGGCGACGTGGCACTGCCCGAAGAGCGCGGCGCCGACGCATGTCCCGGAGGGGTTCGCGGAGCGGCTGGCGGCGGTCGCCGAGCTGCACGGCGTCGAGGTCGCGCCGGACCTGCCGAACTGGCGCGAGCGGTACGAGAACGGAACGCCGCGAGCGTCGCTGCACAACGCGCGACTGGCGATCGAGGCGGGGCGGTTTACCTGCTCGCACGACGTTTTCCACAACAAGATGTTCATCGGGCGCAGCGAGGCGACGCCGCCGCGCGAGGCGCTCCCGGCGTTCTGCGGCGAGGTCACAGACAACCGCATCGCGCTGCTGCGCTGGTGGGTGTCGCGCACCTACGGGCGCGACTTCACCGAGAAGCACATCCGCGACGCGGTGGTGGCCGCGGCGCTGGAGCGCGCGTTCAATCCGGTGACGGCAATGCTGGCGGAGGCGGAGGCGTCGTGGGACGGCGTCGCGCGGCTCGACCGCATGGCGGTCGACCACTTCGGCTGCGACGACACGCCCTACACGCGCGCCTGCGTGCGCAAGACGATGATCGCCGCGGTGGCGCGGGCGCGCCATCCGGGCTGCAAGTTCGACACGATACTGGTGCTGGAGAGCCCGGAGGGCTGGAACAAGTCGACGGCGTGGCTGGTGCTGGCCGGCGGGCCGGAGAACTTCTCGGACGAGAGCATTCTCGGCAAGGCGTCGCGCGAGGCAATGGAGCAGCTGGCCGGCATCTGGATACACGAGAACGCCGAGCTGGCGGGCCTGCACAAGTCGGACATCGACGTGGTGCGCGCCTATGCGTCGCGCGCCGAGGACCGGGCGCGGCCGGCCTACGGGCACTTCCTCGTGCGCCAGCCGCGGCAATCGATCGAGATCGGGACGACGAACAGCATCGAGTACCTGCAGGCGCAGAACGGTAACCGGCGCTTCTGGCCGATCCGCCTGCGGCGCCCGATCGACATCGGACGGCTGCGCGCCGAGCGGCTGCAGCTGTGGGGCGAGGCCGCGCACCTTGAGGCGGGCGGCGAGGGCCTGACACTGCCGCCCGAGCTGTGGCCATTCGCGGCGATCGAGCAGGAGGCGCGGCGGGTGCGCGATCCGTGGGAGCCGCTGCTGGAGGCGATGACGATCCGGTCGCGCACGCCGATCGCCGGCGCCTATCCCGGCTACGGCATCATCGAGGACGCGCATGGCGAATTACGCGTATCGACGGTCGACATCTTCCGTAACGTGCTGGAGATCGACAAGGTCGGTAACATAGAAGCGCGCCACGCGAGGCGCCTTGCGGACGCCATGAGGGCGCTCGGCTGGGAGAGTAAGTTGTTCAAAACAGAGGGGAAAGTGGTTCGCGGCTACGCGCGGCCGAGGGCGGCGGCCGAGGTAACAGGTAACAGGTAACACGGGGGTGTCGTACTCTTTTATTTTACCTGTTAGGTCCTCCAAGTATATATACTGTTACTTGTGTTACTTGGTGTTAAGTAGTTGAGAAGAAGGACGAAAAACACGTTACCAGATGAGTTACTAGGCGTAACCGCTCTCGCAGGACAGTCGGGGGCTCAAACAGGAGGCTGGAATGGACGACCGGAAGGATGTGGAGGAACTGGCGGCGCGGCTGCTGGTGTCGGCCTACGGCGCGGGCGGCCCGATCAGCGCGCGGGGCGGCGGACACGTCGACACCCCGATCGAGCGGGCTTTCGTTGTGGCGGAAGCATTTATTGCGGAGCGGGACAGGAGGAGAGCATGAGGATGTGGATGATGATGGCGGTTCTGCTCGCGAGCGTCTCGGCGGCGGGGGCGGGCGAGAAGATACAGGACCGGCACCCGGCGATGGTCGAGGCGGTGCCGCTCACGTTCGAGCAGCGGTGGGAGCCGGTGCGGCAGCTGCTGGTGCGCGACGCGCTGGTGGCCCTGCCTCCGGCACCCCAGCCGGTGCAAAACGCACCACCGGCCTCCGCTGCGCCGGTGGAGCCCCGTCCGGTGCGGACCGTCGTGGTGACGATCCGCAAGCCGGATCAGGAGACGTGCAAGCGGCACGGCCGGCGCACGGTGTGGAACGGAAATTCATGGAGTTGCCGTCGATGAACACGAACGGGACGACGACCGGGCGGCGCGATCGCGTCGAGGCCGGGCTGATGGCGGTGGTCGAGGCCGAGGAGGAGCGCGACGCCTGCCAGCAGGCGTTCGACAAGCTGAAGGTCGAGCACCGCGGGCTCCACGCGGAGCACGACGCGCTGCGGCTGGCGCATGCCAGATTGCAGACCGAGGTCGAGCAATACCGCCACGATCGCGATCAGGCAGTGGAAAAGCGCGCCCGGGCGGACGCGCTGATCGACGCCTTGGCGGTGTTGCTGGAGAAGCACCGCGTCCCCTCGCTGCAGAGCGAGCTGGACGCGGCGGCGGGCGGCTGCGACGACTAGCGTTGCACCGAGCGGCTGATCGCCTTGGCGTGGTCGACGAGGTCCTGCTGCAGCGCGAGCAGCAGGTCCTCGCGCGCGGCCCATGCGTAGCGGGCGGCTGCGTATTCGGCCGGGCGGTACTGGTAGTCGCGGCCGTGCGGGCGGGCGGCGGCCATGCGGCGCTGGAGCTGGGCGAGCGCGGTGATCACGGCTGATTGCTGCGCGAGCAGGTCGTCGGGGTGCGAGCCGTTGATCGAAACCTGCGGCAGCACGAGGTCGGGCAGGCCGTCCATGATGGTTTTCCTTGCGGTGTTGCGGGCGAAGCTGTCGGCGGCGAGGCGCTGGGCGTCGAGCGCCTCCTCGTAGAACGGGTTGTTCTCGCTGCCCATCAGCGGGCCTCCTGCGGCTTGCGGGCGTAACGCTTGCGGGCGTTCTCGCTCTTGGCGGCGATGGCGGCGACCGCGCTGGCGACGTCGGCGTGGACTTCGCGCCAGCAGCCGGCGCCGCCGAAGCGCTCGCCGTTGCGGGTGACGGTGTGGGCGATCGCGACGCGCTCGCCGGTCAGGTCGGGGCGTTCCATGTAGATGAAGCCGTAGCCCGACGGCGCGTCACCGGCCGGCGTCACGGTGATGTGGAAGATGCGCCAATTGGCGCCGATCCTGCGGCCTTTGTAGTCGAGCAGGTCGAAGTCGGTGTGGCCCTCGCTGATCGTCTCGCCGAAGGTCTGCTTGGTGCGGATCAGGGAGCCGTCGGTGTACTTGGTCATGTCGATCTCCGTTGTTGACCAGTGCAGATTAGTGCCAATTTGGCATGTATGTCAACAGCTAATTTCATGCCGTTTCGGCACTATCGTGCCGGGCTGGAACCTGCTATGCCGGACTGCGCAAAACGACGCAAAAGGTGTGCAATGGCTGCGAGAGAACGAGACGCCGGCTGGCAGGACAAGCGGGCGATGTCACCGGCCGAGTTCGAGCGCACGGCGGCCACGCTCGGCGTGTCGGCCTCGGCGATCGGGCGCTTCCTCGGGGTGTCGGAGCGCACGCTGCGGCGCTACGCCAGCGGTGACGCCGAGGTCCCGGTGAGCGTGGTGCTGCTGCTGCGCGCGATGCTGGCGCACGGGCTCAAGCCGCGGGTGCCGCCGCGGCGCAAGCGTGCTGCGCGCCAGCCTCAACTTGACGCGACGGCCTGACGCGGCGCATTCTGCGGCAGTTATCCACAGGGTGCGGTCATGGCCGGGATGAAGGTCGTCAGCTTCGTCGACAGCGAGATCGTCAAGGCGCGGCAGGTCGCGGTGGCCGATCTGGAGCGGCTGCAGCGCCAGCTGCTCGCGGTGACGACGCGGCTGGCCGAGAGCATGGTGGCGATCGCGGACCGGGTGACCAAGCTGGAGGAGCGCGGCGCGGATGGCGGGTGAGGTGTAAGTGGCCAGAGCACCAGTCAATATCAGGAGCTTGGCGCGTCAGTGGACCGACGTGGCCGTGCAGCAGCTTGGCGGCATTGCGCAGCACGGCGACACCGACGCTGCGCGCGTCGCCGCGTGCGTCGCGCTGCTCGATCGCGGCTGGGGCAAGCCGCCGCAGACGCACACCGGCGAGGACGGCGAGGGGGATATTAGGGTTACCATTAGGCACATCATCCAGAATACGATCGCGCCGACCGAGCCGAAGGTCATCGAGAATACTGGACGCGACACAGATGCGACATGAGCGCAAGTTATCCTACTCTCGCAGCGATAAACAGCGGATTACAAATCCGTTGGTCATGATTAGGCTTAATGGTGTGCGTAGCGTACAGCGTAATGGTCGGGGGTGCGTACAGCGTAATGGTCGGGGGATTAGTCAGTACCTGTCGCAAGGGCTGGCTAATCCCCACCCCCATTCGATCGTAAATGGTACCAATCAAAGCACCGGCGGTGCGAGGCCAACTGTCGCTGGAACGCCCGATGATTTAGTTAAACCCTTTTCTGGTATTACCGTTAATCCTTTTAGCTGGTCTGCTGATCCAGCCCGTAAACCGCCCGCTAAAACCGGCCGCGTGCTCCTCGCCGGGAGCGCGGCCGCAGGGCGCCGCGCCGCCTTGTGCCCCAAGCCTGCGGCCGGCGTGGCGCCCGCCCCGGGCGCCTGACGTGGCGACCGAGGTCGAGCTGCCCAGCCACGGCTGGCTGCCGCGGCGCCATCAGGCCGGGCTCTGGACCTTCCTGCAGGAGGGCGGCAGGCGCGCCATGGCGGTGTGGCACCGCCGCGCCGGCAAGGACGAGATCTGCCTGCACCACAGCGCCGTTTCCGCGTGGAAGCGCGTCGGCAACTACTGGCACTGCCTGCCCGAGTACGGGCAGGCGAGGAAGGCGATCTGGACCGCGGTCAACCCGCACACCGGGCGCAGGCGTATCGACGAGGCGTTCCCCGAGGCGATGCGCGCCAACACCAACGACCACGAGATGTTCATCAGGTTCAAGAATGGCTCGACATGGCAGCTCATCGGCTCCGACCGCTTTGACGCGACCGTCGGCTCCGGCGTCGCCGGCGTCACCTACTCCGAGTGGGCCTTGGCCAATCCGAGCGCGTGGGCCTACCACCGCCCGATCGTCGAGGAGAACAACGGCTGGGCCGCGTTCATCACCACCCCAAGAGGAAGGAACCACGCCCACGCGATGTTCAACCACGCCTCCAAGACGCCGGGCTGGTTCTGCGAGCGGCTGACCGCGGTCGACACCGGGACGCTCTCCACCCTGCAGCTCGAAGAGGCGCTGGAAGAGTATCAGGCGCTCTACGGCGCGGATGTCGGCGAGGCCCAGTTCCGGCAGGAATACCTCTGCGACTGGCACGCCGCCATCCTCGGCGCCTTCTACGCCCGCGAGATGAAGGACGTGCGCGACGAGGGCCGCGTCGCGGAGGTGCAGGCCATACCCGGCGAGCCGGTCCACCGCGCGTGGGACTTGGGCGTCGGCGACGACACCAGCATCTGGTGGTTCCAGCCGCGCGGCAGCCAGATCAGCATCTTGGACCACTACGCCGCCTCCGGCGTCGGGCTGGAGCACTACGCCGGCGTGATCGAGGCCAAACACAAAGAGCACGGGTGGCGCCATGGCGACGACTACGTCCCGCACGACGCGAAAATCAAGGAGTGGGGCTCGGGGCGGACGCGGGTCGAAACCATGCAGTCGATGGGACTACGGCCCCTGCTGGTGCCACATCATTCTCTTGATGACGGCATCAACGCCGTCCGCAGAACACTGCCCCTTTGTGTCTTTCACCCGCGCACAGAAGAAGGCGGTCTATCTGCTCTTGAACAGTATCGCCGCGAATGGGACGACGACAAGAAGGCGTTCCGCGCCAACGCCGTCCACGACTGGACCTCGCACCCGGCCGACGCCTTCCGCTACCTGAGCATGGCGTGGCGCCGCGCGCCGGTGCGCAAGATCAAGTCAGCCCCGAACCCGGCCTTCAGCGGCTGGATCATCCCGCCGCCGCCCGAGCCACGCAGGAGGGCCGCGCTGTGAAGAAGCACAAGACCAAGCCGAGCCTGACCGCGGTGATCCGCGACCTGCGCGGCCAGCTCGCCGACGCCAGATGGCAGCTCGCCTGTGCCAAGGAGAAAATACGCGAGCAGCGCGCGCAGGACGTGCTCGACCTCGCCGCGCTCGATCGCTGCGCCGACGCGGTCACGGCGAACGAGCGCGCGCTGTTCGAGGCCAGCCCGGCGTATCGCCGCTACCAAGAGTACCGCCGCACCGGCCAGTTCGTGCGCAAGGGCGACTGGCGCGCGCCATGAGCGAGCTGACCGACCGCATGCGCACCTGCGCCGCCTACATCATCGGCCACTACGGCGACGACGCCGACCACGCCATCCGCGACGCCGCGCAGCTGCTGATCGACGCGAGTAATCTGCTCACTGAAAAAATCCCCGTGCCCGATCTCGGCGCGGCGGTCGAGATCACACCGCAGTCTGTCGCCAAGCGGGTCGAGCAAGATTTGGGATCACAGTGGATCGCACCACTCGGCCCGCTGCCAACCACGGCAAGCCCGCGTAGCTCGCGCGCCTGTCCGCAGTGCGACAGCCGCGCCAGCAAGCGCGTCTACCGCGACAAAAACCGGCTGATGCTCGCGTGCCCGGTCTGTGGTAATGCGTGGGAATACCGGAGCGCCGCGGCATGAAACGCTGGCCGGTCATCCGCCACGTCCGCGCGATCTGGCTGGCGTGGCGGGTCGGGAAGCACTATCGCACGTGGGCCAAGCTCGGCATGCTGCCGAGCTATCGCTATCACGACGACGAGATGCTGCGCCGGATCTGGCGCGGGGAGGCTTAGATGGTCGACACGCCCCCTCCGGCCGACGACGACGTCCGCCACGATGACCTTGAGTTCGACGTCAGGCTGGAGCCCGACAAGGCCGACGCGTGGCTCAACCTGCTGCGCGAGAGCGAGAAGGCGTTCGACAGCTGGAACGACCACTGCGACAAGATCGACAGGCGGTATGCCAACATCGACCGCCTGAGCAGTGCCAGCCGCGACCGCGAGTTCCAGATGCTCTGGGCCAACATCGAGGTCATCGGCCCCTCCATCTACGCCAAGCCGCCGCAGCCGGTCGTCACGCCGAAGTGGAAGGACCGCCGCCCGGTGCCGCAGGCAGCCTCCGAGGTGCTCGAACGCTGCGTCACGGCGAGCTTCGACCTCTGCCACATCAACGACCTGATGCTGCTGGTGCGCAACGACGTCGCCCTCTACGGCCGCGGCGTGGCGTGGTGCCGCTACGAGGAGAAGGACAAGCACCACGACTACGAATGCGTCTGCGTCGACTTCAAGCAGCGCCGCGACTTCCTCCACACCGTCGCGCGCAACTGGTTCGAGGTGACGTGGGTCGCCGCCGCCTCCTACCTGACCCGCGCGCAGGCGCGCGAGCGGTTCCACGCCACCAGCGGCGACTGCTACAAGGAGGCCGACTACAAGGTCGACCGCGACGTCAAGGAGATCGGCGGCGCGGATGCCCGTGAACGCGCCAAATTCTGGGAAATCTGGGACAAGGCCAACCGCCGCGTGGTCTGGGTCGCCGAGGGCTGCGAGGACATCCTCGACGAGGCGGATCCACACCTCGACTGCGTCGACTTCTTCCCCTGCCCCAAGCCGGCCTACGGCACCCTGCAGCGCGGCTCGCTCGTTCCGGTGCCTGACGCGCTGCAGTACGAGGACCAGCTCAACGAGATCGACACGCTGACCGCCAAGATCCACGCGCTCTCCAGCGCGCTGGAGGCCAAGGGCTTCTACCCGGCCGGCGGCGCCGAACTCAGCGAGGCGATACAGGCGGCGATCACCACCAACACGCCCGGCCGCATGCTGGTCCCGATCAGCAACTGGGCCGCCTTCGGCGGATCGAAAGAGGTGATCATCTGGCTGCCCATTCAGGAGATCGCGGCGACCATCCAGCAGTGCGTCACGCTGCGCCAGCAGATCATTCAGGACATCTACCAGATCATGGGCCTGTCCGACATCATGCGCGGCGCCACCGACGCGCGCGAGACGCTCGGCGCGCAGGAGCTGAAAACCCAGTACGGCTCCAGCCGCATCAAGGACAAGCAGGAGGAGCTGGTCCGCATCGCGCGCGACCTCGTCAACATCACCGCCGAAATCATCACCGAGAACTTCGACGAGCTGACCATCATCGCGATGAGCCAGACCCAGCTCCCGACCACCAAGATGCAGGAGAAGCAGGCGCGCGAGCTGAGCCAGCAGCTGATGCAGCAGCAGCAGCAGCTCGCCATGGCGCGCCAGATGCTGCAGCAGCAAGCCCCTCCCGGTGGGCCCCCACCCGGCGGCCCGACCGCTCCGGGAGCGCCGCCCGGCGGCCCGCCAGCCGCGCCGCCGGGCGGACCGCCCGGTGGCGCCACGGCCGCTCCGCCGGGTGGCGACCCGCAGGCGCTGCTGGCGCAGGCCGAGGCCGTGGTCGCGGAAGGGCACAAGGCGCTCAAGAAGATCATCGAGGCGCCGACCTTCGATCAGGTCATGGAGCTGTTCCGCGACAGTCGCACCAAGTCCTTTACCCTCGACATCGAGAGCGACAGCACCATCCAGCTCGACGAGAACTCCGAGAAGCAGCGCCGCGCGGAGTTCGTCGCCGTGCTCGCCCAGCTGCTGCCGCAGCTCACTCAGATGATCATGGTCGAGCCGCAGACCGCAGGCTTCTGCGGCGAGGTATTGAAGTTCGCGACCGCGCCCTACCGCGCCGGGAGAAGCCTCGACGGCGCCATCGACGACCTCGTCGAGCTGATGCAGACCAAGGCCGAGGCCCCGAAGGGGCCGGACCCGACCACGGTGCAGGCCAACACCGCCAAGGAGATCGAGGCGATGAAGATCGCCCACGCGCAGCAGAAGGACGCGCAGGACGCCCAGCTCAAGCAGGCCGAGATGGGCATGCGCGACAAGCACGAGCAGATGAAGATCGCCAGCAACGAGAAGATGAAGCTGGCCGACCTGCAGGCCAAGCAGGGTGACGGCGCGGAGAAGGCGCAGCAGGCCCAGCTGAAGATGATGGCCGATCGCGAGAAGCATCAGGCCGACATGGTCAAGAAGCAGGCCGACCTGCAGGCGGGCGCCGTGAAGATCGACATGGCCAAGCAGGCCTCGCAGATCAAGCAGCAGGACATGCTGGCGAAGCAGGACGAGCGCCGCGCCATGGCCCAGTTCAAGATGACCGCGCCGCCAACCAGACCGGGAGTGTAAGATGGCCGTCGCACCGATCGTCAAATATGACGCCTTCATCGACGAGCTGTCCAAGGCCGGCCATAACTTGGCGACCGCCGTGTTCAAGGCGGCGCTGACCAACACCGCCCCGGGTGCCGCCGACACCGTCTGGAATACGACCGTGGCGCCCGCGCCCGCGGCGGCCAACGGCTACCCCGCCGGCGGCAATACGCTCACCACCAGCAGCGCGGCGACGACGGCGGGGGTGTTCAAGCTGGTGCTGGCCGACACCGTGTTCACCGCCACCGCGGGCGGCATCGGGCCGTTCCGCTACGTCATCGTCTACAATTCGAGTGCGGGCAACAAGGTGGTCGCCAAGATCGACAACGGCGCGTCGGTGACGCTCGCCGACACCGATACGTTCACCAGCGATTTCGACGGAACGAACGGTTTCCTCACGGTCCAGTGATGAGCGCGCATGTCCTTCGTCAAGCCAGTCGTCCCGGAACGATGGGACCGCGGCAAGTGGGACGCGGCGCACTGGGACGGCCAGCTCGGGCAGACCACCGGGACGCTCGCGGTCACCGTCACGCTGCAGAGCGCCAACCTCAGGGTCCAGCGCAACTACCGGCTCACCGGCTCGACGCTGTCGGTCACGGTCAGCTTCAAGACCGCCAGCCTCTCGGCGCACCGCGACTTCCGCCTGACATCCACGACGCTTGGCGTCACGGTCAGCCCCAAGACTGCCGACCTGAAGATCAGGCGCGGCTATATCCTGACCGGGTCGACGCTGCCGGTCACGGCCTCGTTCAAGACCTCGTCGATCGGCTCCGGCCGCAGGGTCGCCGGCACGCCGCTGCCGGTCACCGTCACGCCCAAGACTGCCGCGCTGCTCACCGGGCGGCGGCTGACATCTTCCAAGTTGTCAGTCACCGTCAGCCCCAAGACCGCCACGTTGTCAGCCGGGCGCCGGCTGACATCCTCCGCGCTGTCGGTCACGGTCACGCCCAAGACCGCCACCTTGCGCTCGGCGTGGCGGCTGACCGCGGCCAAGCTGCCGGTCACGCTCAGCTTCAAGACCGCCAATCTGGTCAAGTCGAGCGGCAACCAGATCGTCGCCACGACGCTGTCGGTCACCGCCAGCTTCAAGACCGCGGACCTGCGTGTCGGGGTCATCTCGGACGCCTTCGTCCTGACCGGCACGGTGCTGCCGGTCACCGCCAGCTTCAAGACCGCCACGCTGACCGTCGGCGTGACGCAGGACAATATCGTCCTCACCGGTATGACGCTGCCGATCGTCGTCACACCGACCACGGCCGACCTGATCGTCACCGCGGCGCCGCCGTCCGGCGATATTGTTTTGACCACGACCCCGCTCGCGATCATGGTGGCGACCAGCGTCGCCGCGCTGGAGGTCGACCGCGGCGCACCGCTGATCCCGCCGCCCGGCGTGCTCAACTTCGGACGGCGCGCCTACATTCCGGGGAGGCTGTGACGTGAGCGATCGCGACAGCATTACGCAGGCGCTGATGGGGCAATGGGACCCGGCCGCGATGAGCGACACGCGCCGGACCATGCAGTACCCGCCGCTCGACGCCGCCTCGCTGATCGCCGGCGGTTCGATGCGCGCCGTGCAGCACCCCGGGGAGAAGGCGCGCGACCCGAACCTGTACTCGCTGGTGACGCCCTACAACGATACGCGCCCCGGATCGGAGACGCCGTCATGGCCGAACAAGCCCGCGGCCTACCCGGCGGCGCAGGCCGATCTGTCCGTCCCGAACTCGCCTGCGCTCTACGACGGCAAGTATCGACAGCTGCAGTGGGCGCAGAACAGCGGGAGCGCGGCGCCGTGATCGAGGGCGATCACGTTGCGATCTACACGCTGCTCGCGCTGGCGGTGATCTGCGCCGCGATCGTGTTCTGGGCCGTGGGTGCGCTATGAGCTGGCGCGATCGCATCACCCAAGCCGTCATCGAGCGCATGCGCGGGAGCATGCCGCATCGTCCCGACGTGGTGCCGCCCGGTCACTACGATCCGGCGACACCGCTCGCGCAGCAGTACCAGATCGACGCCGTGCAGCGCGCCGAGACGATGCTCAACGACGTGAAGGGCGACCGCATGCGCGCCGCCGAGCAGCAGCTGCAGCAGCTGCAAACACCGCATCCGTCGGTGCGCGAGCAGATCCGCCGCGAGGGCACGCTCGGCGTGCTGCAGAGCGAGGAGCCGCTGCAGCAGTGGTGGAATATTCCATCCGGCATCGGAGCGCAGCAATGACCGATCGCTACTACGATCCGTTCACCGGCATGCCGATCGACCCGGCGCCCGCCCCGCTGGCGCCGGTCCACGAACGCTGGCCGGATGAACCGAGCGCGGCCGGCGCCTATCGCATGGGCGGGCTCGCCGGCACCGACCAGTACAGCCCGACCACCTACGCCCCGTTCGACGCCTACGACCGCGCCCGGTGGCAGCAGAACAAGGACGAGACGCAGCTGCAGAGGCACCAGCGCAGCGCCGACGTGACGCGCGCGCTCGTCGGGAAGGGCGAAGGCCCGGCCGACATCCGCTCGCCGATCACCGGCATGAACCCGGTCGAGCAGCAGCGCATGGCCGATGCGCTCGGCAACGCGCTCGCGCCCGACAACGTGTTCGACGCCGCGACCTACCTCAATCCGGTCAAGCGCCTCGGCGCGATCGGCCGCGCCATACCCGCTGCCGCCGGCGCCGTGCTCGGCTCCGACACCGCCGAGGCCGCGGGTCGTCCGCGCGTGCCGCGCGGCAAGGCCGTGATGGGCGGCGTGGCGGATGTTGCCAACTGGACGCCGCCGGGCATCGGGCACAACAACCCGCCGGTCGCGGCGCGCTTCGGCCAGTACGCCGAGGAGTACCCGCCGGTCGGGCCTCCGGTGCTGGCGATCGACCCCAAGACCAAGAAGGAGTTCTGGTCGAAGGAGCTGACGCCCGAGGCCGTAGCCTTCCAGAAGGAGCGCAAGCGAATATCGGACGACATGGCGAAGAACGGCTACCAGCCGTACTTCGACGTCGCGCAGCGCCAGCACGTCGATCCGGCCAACTACCCGCCGAACGTGGACACGACAACGATCGTCCCGAAGAAGCAGGCGACGATCGACAAGCACATGGAGAACATCGGCAGCGAGGAGGCACGCACGCGCCTGCGCGCCGCGTTCGAGCGCGGTACGCAACTCCCGAACACGACCGACTGGTACGCGATGAAGCAGCTGGAGGACGAGTTCATCAAGGAGCTGGGGCCGCAGGCCGGGCGCAAGGCGTTTCAGGATCGCATCGCGACCAGCATGGCGGCCACGACCGGCGGCGCCGATCCTACCTCGAACTGGATGATGGCGCACTACGGCAACTACCTGCGCGCCACCGGCAAGCCGTACCCCGAGGCCGCGCACCAGATGCCGTTCCCGATCGGCGGACGCTACGCCTCCGGCAACATGGCGATGCACAAGAAGATATTCGACGAGGGCGGCTTCTCCGCGCTCGGCGCGGCCAACCCGAAGCGGCACAACTTCTCGCAGAATTTCACCGGCAACCGCGGCGCGGCGACGATGGACGAGCAGATGACGTCGGGCATGACGCCCAAGGTCATGATGCCGCCGCCGGGGACCTACGGCCTGTACGAGAAGGTGCTCGGCGAGGAGGCCGCCAAGGTCGGCGTGCGTCCGCAGAATTATCAGGACGTCGGCTGGTCCGGCTTCAAGAACATGAAGGACCCGTCCTACACGGCGGGACAGCCGTTCATCCAGACGATCAACGAGAGCATCGAGCGCACGCACCGCCTTACCGGCATGCCGAAGGATGAGATACTGCGGCGCGGGATCATCAAAGGTGAAATCCCGATGTACGCGCTGATGGGCGCCGTCGGAATGGGCGCGATCGCCGATCAGTCGCGGTATCCGAAATGAACGCCGCCCCATTCGAGCGGATCGAGTTCCTCGATGATCGGCCCCGCCTCGGCGCTGGTGCGGTGCAGGCCGGTCAGCTGGCGCACGGCCATGCGATACGTGGCCGAACCCGCGGTGGCGGCGTTCTTGCGCGCGATCAGGTCGCGGATCGTTTGCTCAAGCGCGTGCATGGGGACTATGGTACTCAACCCGAGAGGAGACGACAATGGCCCAAAGTGCATTGACGGTTACGCCGCCCAGCCCGACGCCGCCGACGAATATGTCGTTCACCGGCGCCACGCCGCCCAATCCGCCCAATCTCACCAAGGCGACCTACGCCGACAACTTCGACAACAACATCTTCAATTCCGCGCCGCCGCCCTACTTCGACGACGGCACCGCCGGTGCTCTCACCGCGTTCGCGGCCAACACCGCCGCGCTCGCCTCCGGCACCGGCGCGACCGCGGGCGGCACCGAGAACAGCTATCCCGGCGCGGCCGGCGGCGTGGTCCCGGCCTCCACGTCCGTGGCGCACGAGGGCGCCGGCACCGAGGTGGTGGTCACCGCGCCCGGATCGCGCGCCGAGTGCCCGACGCAGGCGGTGTCGGATCTGGGCGCCTACACCCTGTCGCCGAACGCCAGCCATGCTTCCTACCTGACCGGAACGGTTGGCACCGGCACCCCGACGACGTCGGCGGCGAGCGGCGCGAGCAACGTCTCCGGCGCCGGCACCACGCTGCTGACCGTGACCGGAACCAACTTCAACCGCTCCAGCGTCGTCTTTGTGAACGGCGTTGCGCAGACGACGAACTTCGTGAGCGCGACTTCGTTGACGGTGACCAACGCGCCGAAGCGGGCCACGGCCGGCACCCTGCCGGTCACGGTCGTCAACGGCGTCGGCGGTACCCCCAGCAACGCAACGAATTGGACGTTCACATGAACACTCCACGCACGCCCGACGACGGCCGTAACGAGCGCCAGCGCCAGCGCGAGGCCGAGATCAACAAGGATCGGCCGTTCGACGACGGCCGCAAGCGCAAGGACGACCAGCCCGAGCGGTTGCCCAAGGCCGAGGGCGACGACCGGCGCGAGCTGCTTGAGGAGAAGCCGTTCGATTTCATCGAGCGCACCAAGCCCGAGGACCGGCTCGACGACACCAGCCACCACGGCCAGCAGACCCGCGACAACGTCAACCCGGCGATCCCGAGCGTGGCGCCCGAGGAGACCGGGCCACCGAACGCGCGGATCAAGGACCCGGGCGGCATCGTCGACCCCAAGCGGCTCGGCATGGAGAGCATTGCCGGCGTGGCGCCGCCCGAGCCGGAGGTGAAGGTCGAGCAGTGGCCGAGCCTCGGCCTCGATCACACCAAGGACGCGGGCGATCAGGTGCAGGAGGCGGAGAACCGCCAGCGGCAGGCCAAGGAAGGCGGCGGGGGCTTGGGCGAGGCCGATCGCCTCCTGAGCATCAACGAGCCTCCCGGCTCGCACGTATTCACCGGCTCGGACGGACCCAATCAGGTCCCGGAGGACCCGCAGAACCTGCCGCCGCTGGTGCTGACCGATATCAGCCCCGACACCGCGGTGGTCGGCTCCGGCTCGTTCCCGCTCACCGTCACCGGTTCGGGCTTCGGCCCGAATTGCGTGGTGGTGTTCGACGACGCGGACGTGCCGACGGTCGTCGTGTCCCCGACCGAGCTGACCGCGGACTGCCCGGTGTCGGCGACGGCGGAGATCGTCGACGTCGAAGTATCGCGCGGCGAGGAGATGAGCGACGTGCTGTCGTTCGAGTTCACTGCGGTCGCGCGCACGGGCAGCACCAAGCGCGAGCAGCAGCGCAAGCCAAAGAAGGACACGCCGAGCAGCAAGCGCGTCAAGAAGGGCAAGAGGTGACCGGCGATGAGCCTTGGACAAGATCGCGTGCGCGCTTCGTTCAATCCGTCCGGCGATAGCGTGGTCGATCAGATCAAGCAGAAAACCGCCGATTTGATCGATCTCTGCGAGCAGTACAAGTCGCCATTTCCCGAGCAGGGGCGCTGCGCCGCGCTGGCGCAGACTGCTTACGAAGAAGCGGCGATGTGGGCGGTGACGGCCGCAACAGCCACGACGGCAGACAAGTAGGAGAACAACATGGGATGGCCGGTCGTTACCGTAGCGGCGGGCGGCCTGCCCGTGATCGACGTCACCGGCACGTTCCCGCGTCTGGGCGTGCCGGTGTCCGAGGCGGCCAACGGCCGCGGCACGCCGGTGACCAAGGTGGTGGCGCCGCGCATGGCGCTCGCCGTCACCTTCGTGGTACCGCCGCTGCTGATGCTTGCAGGAGCTGCCGATGGACGTGAGGCTGATCGAAGTGGAGCCGGGTCGCTGGCGCGTGGACCGGCGCAGCATCCCGGTGGCGCGCTCAAGCCTGCCGTGCCCGTCCGTGATCTCGGACACGATGGACCCCGTGGAACAGGTCGACGGTAAGTTCTACACGTCCAAGCGCCAGTTCCGCGCGGTCGGCCGCAGCCTCGGGCTGATCGAGGTCGGCAACGAGAAGCCAAAGCCGCTGGTGCGCTCGACCGACCAGCGCGCCGTGAAGGAGGCGCGCCGCAAGGCGCTGCGTACGGCGGCGGAGAAGTTCAAGGCAGGCCACCGCGCCCGGTGATCTGACGGCGGGACGGGGGTCCGGCCGGCGCACTCCACAGGCTCGTCCTAACCGCCGCTCGTCGCGGCCACGCAGGACGTCGCCATGTCAGACACCGCAGTCGCTCCCGATACCGCCCCGCCGTCGCAGCCAGCCCCGCAGCCGAGCCAGACCGAGGTCCCGGTCAATCCCAACCCGGTCAGTGCGCCCGCGCCGGTGGGCTCGCAGGCGCCGGCCAAGCCCGAGGCGCCGCCGACCAGCCGGCGCGAGGCAATCCAGCGCGCCTTCTCCAAGGTCGACACCCGGCCCAAGCCCGAGGCCGCCCGGCCGAAGATCGGCCACAACCAGCCGCCCGAGCCGATCGACCGCGAGAAGCCGACGATCGACCTCAAGCGCCGGCCGGACGACCAGCCGGGGCAGAAGGGCGACGTGCCGCAGAAGGGCGCCGCGCAGCCGCGCGACCGCGCCGAGCACGGCCACTTCGCGCCGCGCCAGCCGGCGCAAAGTCAAGCGGCAACGACGGCAACGACGGCAAATGCCGCCGTTGCCTCGCACGCCCGGCTGCCCGAGCCGGCGCCCTACCGCG